TACGCCTATAATTAGTGTACAGATACAACTTCAAAGTCTTCGCCAAATGATGTAAACCCATTCTCTTTTACAACATTCATTATAGAATTAACTCTGCCAGTTAATTCATCTTTGTGTGAAATCAAGAAAACATTCTTCTGTCTTTCACGTGTTAGTTTTTTCAATATAGCCATTGAACTTTCAACACCTTGAGTATCCATACCACTATCGATTAATTCATCTATAAACAATAAGTTAATAGGAACGTTAGTAGACTCGTATATATCTCTAAATGCCCAACTTAATCCTAATATTAACCTGTTTCGTTCACCTCTACTTAAATTATCAAAGTCTAGCTCTCTACCAAGTTCAGTTATTTCAACACCTAAGTCACTTTGGAAAATAACTTCGTGTGGTAGACCTAAATCAGTAAGATACATATTAAGTCTTGAATTCAAGTAATTTAAGTTTTGATCTATAATTTTCTTTCTAATAAATGAATCTTTACTTGTTAACAATCTATATAAAAACTCCTGGTGTTCTTTAAGTTTAGTTAAGTTGTTCATTAAAGTATAATCTAGTTCTTCTATATTTTTACTTTGTAGTGTTTCAATTTGTTCCGTGTGCGGGTTTTGTTCTGTACTCAATCTATCAAGATCTTGCTGTAAAGAACTTAAATTTTGTTTATGTCCGTATGCTTTATCTATATCTTCATACAATGTTGTAGGTTTAGGTCCTATATCGCCTAGCTCTTGTATGCGATTTTTTGTATGTGTCATATTTTTTTGTATGTGTATGTGTTTTTCTTCTGTATGCGTTATATTATTTTTTGTATTTGCGGCGATTTTTTCGTGGTCCTTGACGTCGTGTAAGCTTTGTTTACAAGTAGGGCATACTTCCTCCTCAAGGCTCTTCAGCTCCTCCCTCAAATTTTCAAGGGTCGTTTCCAGTGACTGTTCTTCACGCACATCATAATCTAGCTGTTTGTTAAGTGTATTAAGGTCCTGTGATTTCTCTTTCCACTCCACTAGTGCTTTATGTTGTTCTATTTCTTCTTCTATGTTTATATGCTGTAATTCGCTGATAGCTTGTTCTAGCTGTTTGGATTGCTTTTCTTTGTCTTCTTGCCAAGCCGTGCTTTTAATTTTAAACTTTCTGATAGTTTCTTCTATACGTTCATTGCTCTTCTTAACTGCTTCTATCCTAGCTTCTTCATTAACTATGTCTGCTTTAGTTAAACGTATCTGTTCTTTTAACCTATCTGCTTTATCACTTAACTGCGTTATACCTAACAGCTCTTCTATAAGCTCTCGTTGTTCTGTGGGCTTCATACCCAAGAATGGCAAGTTGTAAGTGTTAAGTGCTACTAGGTGCTTGAATAAGCCGTGGCTCATACCAAATATACGATTGATCTCGTCTTGTGTTAATCTGTTTTCGCCTTGTGCTTCGTCAGTATCCTTCTCGTTGACCACTTGATCGTCACATATAAACTTAAAGTGATTAGGCTTACGACCACGTTCTACCCTATAGCTGTGTCCGTTTACTTCAAACTCACAAGACACAAACATACCTTTTTGATTAGTCTTGTTGATCAAGTTATCACGTTTGATGTTTGTTATTGCGTCACCAAACAGTACGAAACTCAATGCATTTATTATAGTTGTCTTACCAGTACCATTTCGTGAGCCTTCGCCACCTAAGTCTAGGTTATTCCCTAACACCAGAGTTAGTCCAGGTTGATCTAGTTTCACTACCTGTGTGGCGGCACCCACACTCATAAAGTTTTTTATGGTTAACGTCTTTAGCTTTATCATAATCTGTTGTAAATCTCTATCAGCACACTATTGTCAAAAGTATCACTTTCAACTTTGGCCAGTTGATCTAACACAATTTCGTCCACGGACTTGAATGATATTTCTCCTTGGAACTCCATTTCCTCTTCGATTTCCTTGTAAGGCAGTAAACTTATTTCTCTTAACTGATATGTGTTCTGAAAGTTCTCTTTGATAAAGTTAGCTTCTTCATAGCTAATGTCCATATCAATTTTTACCCTTACGTTACATTCAGCTTCTAAATAATCATCTGGTGCTTCTAATAATTTGCTTAACGGCAACACTCTGTACTTTGGACCATCTGCCCATATCTTGTATTGTGGTTCTTTATCCCACTCTAAGAACATCGCTCCACGATCGTTGTCCCAAGCATCTGAATAATTGTGTGCAAATGGATTTCCAATGTAACTTATATTACCTTGGTGTTGTCTTTTATGGAAGTGTCCAGTAAAAACTTTTTCAACGTTGCTGAAATGACTGGCTTGTATTTCTCCGTGATCCGGCATCTCAACCATTGCGTTCATTTTAAAGTTTGGTAGTTCAAAGTGTCCAAACATATACTTGGCTTTTATCTTTTGTATCTTTTTCCATTCGTTTCCAATCAGCCAAGGTACAATAGCAACGTCATCTTTTATAAGAATGTCATTTACTACTTCTACTTTTGGAATTTCGTTGGCAAACACCACAGATGATATTTCACGTTTGTCACGATAAAATAAATCGTGATTCCCAACAATGAAATATACTTTTTCAAAATTATCACTCAGACGTTTGAGATTTGAGATTGAATAGTTGAGTGTACTAATGTTGATTGATGATCTATGGTGATGCCAATCGCCTAGAAAGAAGCAAGTTTCTGCGCCGAAACTTTTCGCTTCATCTATAAACCACTTTACAAAGTTTTCACAGTCGTTATTGTGCTGTCGACTGTTATTCTTTAAACCAAAGTGAATATCCGTAAAACAGGCCGCTTTTTTAAACATAATTCTATCTCAAACAATTAGTAATTGTATTACTTTTTGGCTTTTTTGTCAACAAATTTTTTGGCTCCCCAACCACGTTTTATGGTTGGCGGAATCATAGGCTCTTCGCCCATTGCCTTGGATTCATTTTCCATTTGTCTAGTAAAGGAAGGTGTCTGCCCGTGGGCTTGTAGTATATCGTCTCTTAATGATTGGTGTTTCTTTTCTACATTTAAAATTCTTGTAAATGAATTAGTGATTGCCGCTGTATAATATGCGAATGGATTTTCTGATTTAGATTCGTCAAACTGTAATCCAATTTGTGATAACTGTAATAATGCCTGTGATCTCATCTCATCATTGTAAGTGTATCCTCTCCAGTTACCTCTGGATCCATAACGTTCACAAAGTTTCATAAACATTAATGCTAATTTGTTTGTCATCTTTCCGTGATCCAAACTGAAATGACCATTTTCTAATCCACCTTGCCAATGGCTCCTACCAACTTCTGTCCACACATCATCTTTTAATATATAATGCTTGAATGGAATAAAATTTAATTTTACTTTAGTGTCTGCTACCGTTTTTGGTTTGGCTTTTCTATCTGGCTCATCAGGAATATGGTCGTATCCATAACATCTAACAACAACATCTTCTGGTAGAACTTCTTTTAATTTAACTTGTACTTCAGGAATCTTACCACGTGACAGTCCTAGTTCTTCTGCTTTTAGTTTAGTGAGCCTATCTGCTCTATTTCTCCTAGCCTGTAATAGCTTGGTTTTATTCATTTTTTCAATAGGATCAACTAAAATAAAATCAAAGAATGAATATTTTTCATCCACAAAATAGCAATAACTTCCCTTGCTTTTATGGATTTCTTTGAGTATATCTTTATTATTTAGGTAATTAATTCTTTTTGCCATACTTGTAACATACTGGTTTCTGGTAAAATGGTCAACCTCTTTATTAAATTATTGTTAAATAAAACTATAGTTAATTATCACTATAAATATTAGTATGACAGTCAAAAAAGATTTCAGAGCTCGTATACAAGCAAAGCCAGGTGCAAAAGATCGTGTCTACGGAAGTAGAGATCCTCACGCAAATATAATCGCACCATTGTGGGCAACAAATGGTATGTTAATGCCATATACACCTGCAATTCAAGTAACTCATACGTCAGTTGAATATGCACAATATTCATTGCCACAAACACCATTTGATTACTTTGCTTTTAGTAAAAGAAACTCACCGATGCTATCAGTGACAGCAACATACACAGCACAGAATCAGGCAGAAGCAAGATATGTTTTGAGTGTAATGCATTTTTTAAGAGCAATCACTATGAATTATTATGGTAGAGAAAATGGAGATTTAAGAGGTGTGAATCCACCGACACTATTGTTTAGTGCATATGGTCCATATATGTATGATAGAGTACCAATGCTTATTAGAAACGTGAGTTTTGGTTTGGACCAAGATGTTGATTATGTTAGTTGTGGTTCCGAAGGTGTAAATGTTGCAGATGCAGGGTACGGAATGTATTCTAATGATCCAGAAACAAGAGATTTAGATGTATCAGGGGCTGAGGCGGCGATGACAGGCGGCACGACTTTTTCTGATAGACTAATAGATCCACCAGCACATTTAGAAGATAAGATTGCACAGAGTTATGTGCCGGCAGTAGTAGCTATGTTTATGGAATTAGTTTACGCACCAACACCGGCTAAAATGCGTGATAACTTTAACTTAGAAAGATTTAAAAGTGGTCAATACATTAATGATGACAATGAAGGAATAATTTAATGGCAACAAAAGCAGACAGAAGCAAGACATCACCATACTTTAGAACACCATTAGTTGGCGACTACAGAGACCTTTTAAACTTACCAGATATTCCTCAATCAGAAAATGATGAGTATTACACAGTTGAAAATAAATTTGATAGAAGACCAGACTTATTAGCAAATGCATTATACGGCAGTACAAGATTATGGTGGATATTTACAAAAAGGAATATGAATTTGATACAAGATCCTATCAATGATTTTCGTGCTGGAATGATTATTAGAATTCCACAAAAATCATCTGTAGCAAGTTTCATACAATAAAAAATGAGTGTACAAGAGAATCCAATATGGAACGTCATTGATAAAGGCGAGTTTGTAGAGAACCCTGTCCACGGATATGAAAGAATTTCATACGATGTATCTTTGCATCTAGCTAACACCTATGATACAAAAAATTGGCAAAAAGTAGAAAAATCTCTCAAGAAAAATAATGGTAATGAGATAAATTCAATTTCATCAACAATATTTTCAGGTGGAGTTATAACTTTAATTGAATCTGCATCTACTATTACTACTATGACTGATTTAATGATAGAAGGTTTTATGTCTCCAAACACTACAACAGACACTGGCTTTTCAACAAAATTTAGAATGAGTGTTGTACAACCACTAGGTGTTAGTTTGGTTGAAAATATTTACAAAGCCGCGGCTGTACTAGGCATCAAAAATCATTATTCACATCCATTCTTTTTACAAGTGATGCTAAAAGGCAGAAAAGCAGAGGGAGAAATTGAAGTTGAGATCCCAAACACTAGAAGATTGTATTGTGTTTACATTAAAAATATCACATATAATATTGATGTTGGTTCAGCAAACTATCAAATTGAAGGGATCAGAGCTGGTGATTTAAACAATGCTGATGATCACTCATTAGTACAAAAAACTTCACTAACAGGCATAGAAACATTTAATGATTTTTTAAATGCATTCCAAAAAGAAGTTAACAAGCAAGAACAACATAAGCTTGGGTCTACGAAAGCAATTCTAGATCAATATGTTTTTAGGGTTGATACTATTGAAGACAGTAGTTTACCGTTAGAAGATATTGCCGACTCTAGAATTATGGCAGATAAGGAATCAAAGAATAATTCTCAAAACCAAGATCTTGAAGGAGGTGTGTTGGCTGAAATCGAAAGAAACACTTCAGTCAAAGAAGTGCTAGAAAGATTTATGTCTCGTAATGAAGTGATGCAAAATAGAATTAGTGGAATCAGAGAAAGATTAACAACTACCAATTGGAGCAAAGCAGAAGTTGAAGATTTAGATGTTGAAAAATATCTCTTTACTATAACTACTCACAACGAATTATTAACGTATGATCCTTTAAGAAGAGATTATGCAAGAAAATTTATATACACAATAACAGTAGCACCCTTTGTTTCAATAACAGCGGCAGTAAGAAAAGAGTTTGAAAAGAAAAAAGAATACACAGAAGCTCGTGTCAAAAAAATGATGCAAAAAACGTTAATCAAAAGATATGATTACTTCCATACAGGTATGAATATAGACGTACTAAACTTTAACATCAATTACAACTATCAATATGTGTATGGTTTAGATACAATGGTTGGCTTGTTTAACAAATATTCAGAAGCATTTAATACAATAATCAATCAGCAAGTAAACGCAAGTGCAGATCTTCAAAAAGCGGTTAAAGATGGAATAGATGCAAATAAAGAATTTAATGACGCCCAGAGTGATGGAAAATTAACTACTGGTGAAAAATATTGGATCAAAATAATGCAACAAAGGAACTTGCAAAACATAAAAAATTTATACGACACAGGTGCAGTTGAACCAGATGCAAACACATTAGAAGCCTACAATGCTTTAGTAAAAAGTTACAACGAAGATATAAAAAATTATGAAAGTCTTGAAGACAGTCTCCAACAAGTTGCTCCACCATCTGTGGCGGCAAAAACAGGAACACCAAAATTAAATGCTCTCGACACATATCATAATGATGCTATGTTTGGTTTCGCCTTAGCTAAATCTAGAAACCAAAAGAGTTCTAGATTAGGTGGAAATGCTATATTGGCTGAAGGTATGCCAGATGAACTGTATGAAGATGCATTAAAAGAAGATATGGGTGGTACACAATTCCCAGTACAATTTTATGAAAGATATGTTGATCCAGGACAGTCGGGAATGATTGAAGTGTCAACAGCAGACGCTTCAGGATTTTCAACAATATTAAGAAACGCCAAAGTAGGCTCAGCTGAAATGGTTAGAGTAACTATGGACATAGTCGGTGATCCTTATTGGTTAGATCATCCTGCTTACGCACACCAACCAGCAACAGATGAAAAAGGTAAACCAGTAATGGCAGATTATAAAAGAGAGAACTGTGTTCTTTTCTGTTCAATGATTCCTACTGAAAAAGAACCTGACACCGGGTATGAAAAAACTTTAGCACAAAGAAATAATGATTTTTTAACCGCAGTATACAGAGTATGGAAAATTGAACATAAGTTCAGTAATGGTCAATTTACACAAACACTACATATGGTTAGAGATGCAGTCACAGATTTAAGTTTATTGGTAGCTGGAGATTTGACAAAAATTAAGATAGAAGATAAACACACACCAATAGCACATAAGAAAAATGCTTTTAAAATGAAAGACGGTGTGCATTTTGCAAAAAAAGAACATTTTCCAAGTTATGTTGAAGAAGAATATAATTCAGAGAAATGGGATAAACTTGTAAAAAATAAAACATTAGAAGATCTAAAAGGTACAATAGCCGCTGAAGAAATTAAAAAAGGAACAGTTGATCACAGATTTATGAAAAAATGGACCGATCATCACTCAATGGATCCAAACAATCAAAATGATATCGACTCTATTGTAGCGGCCAGTGATGCAGGTGTATTAAGTAAAAAAGGAATATTTGATCCTGAGATAATTAAGAAATTTGACTACAATGGTGATGGAAATATCACCCACCGAGGCGGCGAGTTGGAAGATATGAGAGAGTATCTACAAAAGAACGAAAAAATAAACCAAGAAAGAGATATTGATGATTCTCCAGACGCTAATCAGGAAAATGATACAGCACAGAATAATAAAAAATTACACGAATTACAAGAATGGAGAAAAGAAGTTTACCAAGATGGTCCATTAATAGAGGACGACACAGATTCAATAGTTGATTGGGAATCCCAATTAGAATTAATAGATGACGCAATAGCATACGAAAAGAGCAAATAGATTATGGCAGGAAAAAATCAATCATCATCAAATAAGTTTAACAGTCAAGCAGGGCTTAATACTAAGGCCGGATCTACAACATCGGTACAGTTAGCTGAAGTAATGGATAACGTTGACTATGCCAGACTTGGCAGATTACGTGTTTTCATACAAGGTAGCCAAGCAGATAAAACAGATCGTAATAACTGGAGAACAGTATTATGGATGTCACCATTTGCTGGTGCAACAAATCCTACTTCATTAATCAAAAGTGATGACGCTGAAACAGAAAACTTGTATGCGGCAACACAACGAAGTTACGGAATGTGGATGATACCACCTGATGTGGGAAATATTGTTGTCGTGGCTTTTGTTAATGGTAAAGAAAATAATGGTGTTTGTTTAGGTTGTGTATTCCAACCAAGTATCAATCATATGATACCAGGTATTGCTAAAGGTAAGACAACAGTAGCAAACACACCAACAGTTCCAGTAGCAGAGATTAATAGGGTTTCAGCTGAAGCTCAAAATATGAATATTTTTGAAAAGCTTGATACAACAAAAACACCAGATCATTTATCAAAAGGAACATCGGATAACGTTAGACGTCCGGCACACACACCGTTCTATGACAGGCTGTTAGTACAAGGTTTAGAAAATGATAACATCAGAGGTTTAACAGATGCCAGTGCAAGAAGAGAATCACCTAGTAATGTATTTGGTATTTTAACACCTGCAGGCCATCAATTTATAATGGATGACAAATCCGATGGTAGTCATATGAGATTTAGAACAGCCGGTGGTGCCCAAGTGCTAATGGACGACCAAACTAGTACAGTATACGTAACAAACACAAATGGCACAGCTTGGGTTGAATTATCTGCAAATGGTAAAGTTGAGATATGGGGTGCGGACTCTATTGCTATGCGAAGTGAAAAAGACCTTAATATTAGAGCAGATAGAGACGTCAACATTGAATCAGGTAGACACATTAATATTAAAACACATACTACTAAATCATCAGATCCACAAACTCAACCAAAATCAACTGTAGACTTAGAAGATGTTTCAGGAAATGTATTCTTTGATGTCGCAGGACACTTTAAAGTAACGTCAACAGAAGGTAACGATTTAAGTACATCACAAACAACAAACATATATTCAACCATCAATACAAATATAACAACATTAGGTATTAGTAATATTAATAGTGCGGCAGGACATTATGAAACAGCACCACAAATACATATGAATGGTCCAGCGGCAGGCACAGCCTTTCCTGTTGATGCTATGGAACTACAAAAAGATGCAGATGGATTTTTATTCTATACTAACGTACTGGAAGAAAGGACTGCTGAAACACCGGTATATGCTCCAAGAATTACTGAAGAAAGAATTGGATCAATATTAACAAGGTTCCCAACTAGAGAACCATATCCATTACACGAATCACAATCAATTGAAAATTCTACTGTGGTCGATGCATCAGTCACTGAAAAACAAATTGAAGAGGCTAAGAAAACGTACAATGAAACAAAAGTACAAACAGAAACAGAGATGGAATCTGTGACTGAAAAAGTAAACAAACAAGCTGAGATAAAAGATGACTATCAATCATTAGTTGATGAAGCTGTTGGCACTATCACTGAAACTATGAAGAAAGTGACTAATGAAATAAAAGATTTAATTAAGAAAAATAGCAACCTTGTTCCGGACTTGAATCTACAAGATACAAATATTAAAAAAGCTTTTGAAGACTTATTATTTGTTAATGAAGATCTACAATCAAATATCATATTGCCAAACTTAAAAGCAAAAGATTTATTAAGTAAGCATTCACCTCAATCGATTGCGCCTGCTGTTCTTAAAACAGTTAAAAAGTCTACAAGCACATATACAAATTTTAAAGACGTATAAAGAAAAAGGGCGACACAAAGGCCGCCCCTTAAAATAATTTAAATTTAAATTACTGTGCGTCTACTGGCACATCTGCTGGTGTGAAAACACCTGAAGAATATAAACCGATTGCAATAATAACTGCT